GCACAGGAACCATAGAGTTAACCGTCAAATATGTGGTTGACTAAAGTTTAGGGGGGAGCAATCCCCCCTTTATTTTTTTGGAGATTTAAATGTCAAGTAAAGTTGATATTGCTAATTTTGCATTAACCATTATTGGTGCATCTACCATTTCCAGTTTAACTGAAGGGGTAAAGGCAGCTAATGTCGTTAATCAAAGGTTTGATAGTGTTCGTGATGCTGTGTTTAGGGCACATCCTTGGAATAGTTTAGTTGCTAGATCAACGCTATCTCAGGATAGTACAAGTCCGGCATTTGGTTATACCTATCAGTATTTGCTTCCTACCGATCCAGCTTGTTTAAGAGTTTTAGAGTTTAGCAATGGAACATTAACATATCCTGTTGATAATATGACGAATAGCAATGGATTACCGGTTTTTGTTGTCGAAGGTAAAAAGTTACTGACAGACGAAGGTACGGCAAAAATAAAATATATTGCTAGAGTGACCGATACTACCCAATACGATACAAGTTTAATTGAAACTTTATCAGCAAGGTTAGCACATGAAATATGCTACGCCATTACCGGTTCATCGACTTTATTGAATACAACCTACGAGCTTTATTTACAGAAATTAAAAGAAGCAAGGTTTGTGGATGCTACCGAAGGCGCACCGCAGCGTATTGAAGCTTCTGACTTTATTGAAAGCCGTTTTTAATGGTCAAATCTGCCCCATCCTTATCGTCATTTACCGGTGGTGAATTAACAGAAAGGCTGTCTGGGCGTGTATCCCTTACTAAATACAGGGAAGGTTTATCAGAATTAACGAATTTTCTTGTGCTTCCACAGGGTGGAGTTACGAGAAGACCCGGGACCGAATATCTTGGGGAAGTAAAAGATAGTGATGATGTAACACGATTAATACCCTTTCAGTTTAAAACGTCAGATACTTATATTCTGGAATTTGGCGATAGCATTATGAGGGTTTATCGTAATGGCCAGCAAGTTTTAAACAGCAGTGCCAAAGCCATTACTGGTATTACACAGGCTAATCCCGGTGTGCTAACAAGTAATAGCCATGGGTTTAGTAATGGAGATGAAGTTTTTGTTTCTATTTCTCAGGGCATGACAGAATTATCAGATCGAAATTACCTTGTTGCCAATAGTACAACCAATACTTTTACGTTAACGGATTTGCATGGAGCTGCTATTGATACTTCTTCCATGACCGCTTATTCTGCTGGTGGAACACAAACAGCAACAGAAATTTTTGAACTTGCAACACCTTATCCTAGTTCTGTAATAAATGATGTTAATTTTGTTCAATCAGCCGATACCATGTATATGGTTCATCCTAGTTATGCGATAAGAACTTTAACAAGAACAGGTCATAATGCCTGGGCATTTGCCACGCCAAGCTTAACAAGTGCCGCCAATAGTATGAATGCAAGTTCTGATAATTATCCAAGTGTGGTAACTTTCTTTGAGCAACGGCTTGTTTTTGGTGCAACGAATAACTATCCACAGACGTTATGGTTTTCTAAAAACGGTGATTATACCAATTTTACTGTAGGAACCAATGCAGATGATGCTTTGGTATACACCATTGCGAGTAATCAAGTTAATGCCATCCGGTGGTTAAGTGCAACGAGGGTTATGGTTGTGGGTACGTCTGGTGGTGAATATGTGGTGACAACGAGTAACCAGGGTCCAGTAACACCTACATCTACACTTATTCGTAAGTATAGTAATTATGGTAGTGCAGCGCATTCGCCAATACAAGTTGCTGATGTTACGTTATTTCTACAGCGAAACAAAAGAAAAGTACGAGAATTTAGATATGTTGGGGATGTAGACGAAAGCGGCTATCAAGCGCCTGATATGACTATTTTAAGCGAGCATATTACTGAAGGTGGAGTTATTGAGTTTGCCTATCAACAGGAACCGGATAGCGTTGTGTGGGCAAGAAGAAATGACGGTACGTTGCTTGGCATGACGTACAGAAGAGAAGAAGAGGTTGTAGCGTGGCATAAGCACGTTATTGGCGGTAGATTTGGTGATTGCACCATTACGGTTTCTGATTATGCCAATATAGCCACAGGCAGTAAAATTATTTTTACATTAGCCAATGGTACAGAAATTACATTAGAAAGCGAAGCAGCTGGATCAAGTTCGCCATCAGCAAGATCAGGAAATACAATTTTTTACAGACCAAATACTAATAACGATACGACAGCTGATAATATTTATACGGCACTGAATGCCCAATCAGAATTTACGGTTGCTAATCCTTCTGCTGCTGTTGTCACCGTTTATGAAACGGCTCCGGGGGTAGGTTTATTAACCGCTACGACAACCGATAAAGTTAGACTTGCCGTAACCGATCAAGGACAGGCCGTTGTTGATAGTATTGCGACTTTACCAACTGATAGTGGTGAAGATGAGCTGTATATGATTGTTAAAAGAACGATTAAGGGATTAACAAAAAGATATGTAGAGCGTTTAAAATCTATTGAGTTTGGTGATGAAACGCATGAAGCCTGGTTTGCAGACAGTGGATTAGCGTACCCAGCTGCTTGGCCAACACCTGATTTTGCAACGGCTATTTCTTCTTTTACTGGGATGTATCATTTAGAAGGTGAAACCATACAGGTTGCTGGCAATGGTGCGGCGCATTCAGATCAAACGGTTGCATCTGGGGGCAGTTTTTCTCTTACTTATAGCTGTAATTCTGTATTGGCCGGCTTTGGTTATAATAGTAATTTACAAACGAACAGGCTTGAAAGTGGATCGGAAGACGGTACATCACAAGGTAAACCTAAAAGGGTTCATGGCGTAACAGTAAGGTTATTAAAAACAGTTGGTCTAGATATAGGTCCAACAGAATCTACTTTGGAAACTGTACCTTTTAGGGATAGTTCTATGCCTACATCTGAAGCTGTGCCTTTGTTTACTGGAGATAAAGACGTTGAGTTTAGCGGAACATATTACGAAAACGATAAAGTTTATGTAAGGCAGACACAACCATTACCGTTAACAGTTTTGGCTATTTATCCAAGATTAACAACATTTGATATATAGGAATACGCATGGGTTTTGTTTGTGGCGCTGTTACATTAGTTACAACGATTGGTCAGGGATTACAGGCCAAGGCTGCTGCGGATGATGCAGCGAGGGCAGCTGAAGAAGTTGGTGAATTTAATGCTGGTTTGATTGAAAGGGATATTGACCTTTTACAAAAACAAAGAGCGATTGTTAATAGTAATCTAGCAACAGCAAAACAACGAGCTAGAAAAGATTTTCGTGCTGTTCGTGGTGAGCAAAGAGCCGGTTTTGGTGGTGGGGGAATTGATCTTTCTATGGGAACACCAATTTACGTTGGTTTAGAAAGTGCCAATGAATTGGATTTTCAAGTAGATCAGATGGAATTTGAGAATGAAATTACTAACATGATGATTTCTGATCAACAGGAAGATGCTAGATTACAAGCTGAATTATCAAGAATGAGAGGTGGGGCCGAAGCTGCATCAGTACGAGCGCAGGGCAATCGATCCTTAATTTCTTCATTGGGTAAAGCAGCATCGCTTGGATATGAAATGCGTGGTGGAAAGGATATGTTTTGAGAATACCTATATACAAAGCAAATTTTAATCCTTCTAACAGAGCGCCGGGTACGTCTATTCGTGCTAGAAAAGATTTTAGTGGCGTTAAGGCCAAACTTGAGCAAAGTAATGTTCTTGGTGAGTTTCTTGGTAATGTAAGTGAGATTGCGCTTACACGCTATCGAGTGGCTGAAGAATTAAAACTCAATGAAAATCTTTTGGCAGCAGAAAGTTCTATTCGTCAATTAGAGTATAATATGGGTAGGGATAATAATCCTTATTCTGTGCTAGATGGTGAGAACCCAAGATGGTTTTCTCAAATAGAAGAAATTAAAAAAACATTAAGAGGAAACATAGGAACGAATGTTAATTCTGTTTCCAAGTTTCTCGCCAAGTTTAACATGGCAGAAATGAGTGCCAGATTACGTCTACGCCCAAAAATTGATGCGTCTATTGCTGCAAGGGCAGCTTTGGCTAAAAAGCAAGCTACTGATTTACAGTATTCTGGATTGGGCAGTAATGAATCAAAAGCAAGTATTAATAAAAGATTAGACAATTTAGGATTGCTAAGTCGAAATAATTATAAAGTTAATAAAGAAGGAAAGACAGTTCTGACAAAGACAGGATTATTGGATCGGCAAGGCCATATTACTGAAATGGGAAAACGCATTACTACAGAATGGGTAAAGGAAAATCCACTTGTTGGACCAAAAAATGTTTTGGATTTAATGCAATGGTCACAGGAAGGCGCTGTATTTGATCCCGGTGGAATTAATGAAGGCGTTTATTTTACCTTGTCTGAAATGGAAGAAACAGAGCGAACAGAGTTTTTAAGCAAGTTATTTAATGAAGCTACAACGTCTTATAATAAATTTGTTAAGTTAAAGGAAGATCAGGAAAAACTTGATGAAACCAAACTTAAAGATGCAATGTCAAATATGGAAATTGTAAATCCGGGGCAATCTTATTCAATAGAAGATGCCAGAGCCATTATAGAAAAAGTTTCTTCAATAAGGGGGTTTGAAGCGCCTACAGATAATGGGGTAATTATTGACTATTTTAAAAAAAATGAAGATGGGCTAAGTACAATTGACATTGATGGTGATGGTTTGGTTCGTGGGATTGATATACAAGCTATTATGGCACAAATGTTTCAATTTAATGCTTTTAATTTTGGTTTAGACAGAGAAGATCTTAATAAAGTCGATGCTATTTTAGATGAAAGGTTTTTAAACCAAAGTCGATTTACTACAGATGGTAGTGATGACATGATCCAAAGAAATGTTATACAAATGAATACTAATGTTGGTTTTGGTTTTGATAGTTTATCTCCTGCGGAACAAGATAACGCAACGAGAGATATAAGCTGGGAACTTGATTTATTAGAAGATGAAGGCACACTTACTGCTTCAAAACTTTTGAGTTACGCTAATACCACCTATAACGGCAAACCTCTTTTTATGGATAGGCAGCAATTTCTTAATTGGGCAGCGCCCTATTATTTTAGAATACAAAATCAAGGTAGAAACAAAGCTGGAATGGCTTTTATCAAGCAAATTTCAAATACTTACGCTAGGGATATAGGCGCTAACGAGAATTTAGCTGATGGTGAAGCTGCCGAACTTATGGCTAAAAAAGTTGAACATGTTAACAAAATTAGATCTGATTTAGAAGCCTGGTTAATTGAAACAACCCTTGAAAACATAGAAAAAAGCAAAGAAACAGCTATGGGTAGACCTGATCCAAGATCGCCTAAATTAATATCCAATGCTGACATTCGTGCTAAATTTAATGAAATAAAAACAAATTATGATGCTACTTTTAAAGCAGATATTTTTCAAGATTTTATCGAGGTTTTAAAAGCTGGACTAGCTAGAAATGCAAGAAGTCCAAATTTTAGTGATCAATATCCAGCTTTAAGCACAGATAGATACAAATATCAAAATTTAGAAAATTTGATTGCTGATACAGATTTAAAGCGAAATCAAATATTACAAAGTTTATTAACAACAGCAGAAGACAGATTAGATTACGCTGCTGACACACAATATGGAAGTGTTGCTGAATTAAAAAAATTTAATGCAATAATTGATATTATTAAAAACCAAAAGCGCATTTTTGGTTATTTACAAGATTAATAGGAAAATTCATTGGACGATAAAACGCAAAATCTTGCGAACACTACGTTTGCGGAAATTGATAATTCTGTAGATGTTGATGATCGTGTCGAAAAAACTGATTTGTTAACTAAATTATCAAATGGTTTTAAAGAAGCTATGTCTATCTTATCTAGTCAGCCTGTGGGTGGTGGTCCAGCTTCCGGAGCTATTGGTGCAAGTGAATTAGTAGAAACAGATGCCGGTAAAGAAGTGGGTAAGTCTATTGTTTCCGGAGCAATTAAAGGTACTGTAGACGCTGCAAACATGGCAAAAGATGTTGCTGATTTTACCGGGAAAATGATTAATCCTATGGGTAATCAAATGCTTCAGAAAAAGTATAAAGAAGAATTTGGGATTAATCTGGATAATACAGATGTTGTGGATATGGTCATGCCTATTTTTGGTTTAACGACTAATGACTTTGAAAATGCATTAAAAGAGATAGAACCAGATACAATTTATGGTCAGGTAGGAAGCGAACTAACGGCGTTTTTAGTGGCTTCTAGTCTTATGCCAGGGGGTGCGTTAAGTACTGGGAAAAAAGCTTTTTTAAAGGGTGCTTTAGGTGATGCTGCTATTACCCCAAGAACTGGCAATCTAGCTACTCTGGCGGCAGAATTGGGCGTTGAGAACGAGTTTGTAGACTTTTTAGATTCTTACATGGAAAACCCTTCTGAAACGTCTACATTTGAAAGATTAAAAGCAAGAGTTAAAGGGGCCACAACAGATAGTGTTTTAATTGGAACTGCATTCCTAGCAGCTACAAAAATATTGGCATCTAAGATTAGTCAAATTGGTTTAGGTGGTGCAGCTGTAACTGCATCGACAACAGAGGAAGGTGAAGCTGGTGTACCGGGTTTGTTAGCTAAGTATGGATTTAGAACGCTTGGTAAAAACAATCAAATTGTTGGCG